TTTATTTACAAAATCTAGTACTAAATCAGTAAATTCTTGTAAATTATTTGGTGATGCTAATATAGATGAAGGTGAATTATTATCCAATGTCCCATCAGCAACCGCATATGCTTTTGCTATAGCCCCATATTTCGATGGCATTGATAGTACACGTATTTGATAATCTTTTGCAGTTACTGCTCTATTTTGAGCTCCAAAATTTGCTAATGCATTTTGTCTAATTTCTTCTAAAGTTTCACCCCCTCTACCACCAACTGCGGGTATGTCATTATCAACTGCTAATGAATTTTTTGCAGAATTATAAAGTGAAAGTTGTGCTCTTGTAAAAGAACTTAAACTTTCTTCAAATTCAACTCCATTAATTCTTGTTAATTCTCCTGCCGCAACGTTTGAACTAATACCTCCACCTGTATAATATTTTACAGTCATTGTTGTGTTGGATGGAGAAGTACCATATGTTTTTGTTTTTAAAAAATTAGTTGGGTCAAATGATTCATCTAATCTTTTAATAGAATTTGGTAATCCCAATCCTACGTTTTTAAGATTTGGAATCAATTGTTCATCTGATGCCGTTGGGTCTCCTGCACCAAATTCAATTGTAATTGTACTATCTTGATTTATTCTAGTTGTAAATCTTTTTGGTGTTTTTATTGTTTTTAAAACATATGGTACCGTTGATTTAAACTGATATAGGTCTGAATCGTTAGCTTCAGTATTTGGGTAATCAATGAATATCATTTCTTGTCCTAAATACGGTACTTCATACCATTTGTTATTATTAGAATCTCTACAATCGTATATTTCAATTACATTTGTTTCCGGTAAATCAATTGTTCTAAAATTCTCATAACTTCCAAAGGTTACTTCTTTTTGATTCCTTACGGCTGATATTGCTTGTACATATTTTTTTATTAAATAAAATGTAGGCTCACCCGTAAGTACGTCTCTTTGGTATATGGTCGTCTCTCTATCAATTTCATTTGAAAAATCTACCATATCAGTTGTTATAAATTGAACGTTACCCGCTTTGTTTGCCACAACCATTCCTTCTCTTACTTTTAAGTAAAAAGTATCATCTGGTCTATTACTAACACCAATCCCAATAGATGGTACTAATTGATAAACTGATAATGTTGTTACTGCCGGAGATGTTACTTTTGGTTTATAACCCAAATATTGTGCAAGAGCTATAATACTTTGAATATCTTCTGCGTAGGGCATTAAAGATTCTTTCAATGTATCATCGGTGTAATAAGCCAAAACATCACCTACATAAGATGCCATTTCAATAAACAGCATACCAGGAGATGATTCGTTAAAATCACCATATGTTTTTGGAAAATAATTTTTTGTAAAATCAATAAGATTTGCTCTAAATGCTGCAAAATCTTTATTAAGATATTTTATATCCTTTCCTTTATTTTTAAAATTCTTATTTATTGTTGTTATAGCCATTATGTTTGTACATTAAAAGTTACCGTATCCAATATCTGTGTATCTGATACTCTAAATGAAACTGATACCTCAACCTTATTATTATCTTTAAATTCGTTTGGTTGCTGAATATTAATAGTTTCTACGTTTACATATGGTAGCCATTTAGAAAGCGTATCAACAATAGTATTTTCTAAGTTATCAGCAAACATTTCATCATTCATATTAAATAATAATTCTTGCATACCACTCCCAAATTCAGGCTGCATCAACCTTTCAAATCTTTTTGTAAGTAATAAATTTTTAATATTACTTTTAACCTGGTCAGCAGTTTTAAAACTTTGATTAAAAGCAGTGTTTCCTATTTGAATAGGTAATGTTATACCTATTGCATAGTCTTCAAACTGCTTTGAATCGATTACTAACTTTTTACCAAGTATTACTGCCATTTTTATTTTTTAAATCTTTTTACAAGCTCCGAATAATCTCTATTCAATGCTTTATCTATCTCAGCAACTCCAGTATTTACTCCTAATCCAGTTGGTTGAGGTCCTTTAGCCATATCACCATACCCCATCTTTTCAGCCAACGCAGTTTTACCTACAATTGAACCCATATCACCTTGTCCAAAACTCATTGTTCTAAATCCACCATCTCCTTGTGGTATTCCACCACGTGTTTCATTAAGGATTTGGTTAATCATTGGGTTTTTACTAAATTTCTTTTGTTCTACTTTTTCTTTAACTGATTCCATAACAACATCATCTTCTAAAATAGCTTTAGCCATTGATAATCCGATTGGTTGTGATTTAGCAGGTTGTTTTCCTTCTGCTATTAATTTTTTTACTTCAGCTCTCACAGTTTCCTTAATTAATGCAGGTAATTGCTCTTTAAGCTCCTCTTTAATAAGAATCTGAATGGCTTTTAATAGTTTGTCCGTATTCATACTTTATTATTTGTTATGTTTATAAATATTTGAATTGATTATTTTAATAATTAACTCCAAAGTGTAGGGTCTTTTTGTAATTCTGTCCAATATTTTGTGAATTTTTTTATTCTATCATCTAATCCATTGTATCCACCATTTATTTTTTTAGTAACCAATTTAATACTTGTTGTAGTGCTATCCTTACAACGGTTTACTAAGCTGTTAGTTTTCCAAAACATACATGCGGTATCTGCAAAATATTGCGTTGCAACACTATCTGGGTTTCCTTCAAAATCGGCCCCAGCAATACGCCCAAACTTTCTATAATTTGCTCTACCCGTTAATTGAATATACCCTCTACCTCTAAACTTATAACCGTCTCCTTTTTGCACATTTCCTAAATCATCCCTACCTTCATATCCTGATTGAGCAGCTGTTGGTCCCCATATTTCTTGTTTGTATCTAAATCCACCCGATTCATGTTCACATTGTGCCAAAAAGTGTGCTCTTTCTATGTTAGTAGTACAAATTTTATATTTTATCATAGCCGCAACCAATTCATTTGGTACTTTAACATTAGTTTTATAGTTTGGTTGAGGTGGAACGTCATTTTTTGGTTTATCTTCTTCGGATAATGGTGGGTCTGGTTCGTTCTTCGCTTCTTCTAATAGTTGGTATTCTACTTGCTCTATTTCAATAGTTGGAGGTGGTGGTGCTTCGAATGTTACTTCAAATCCCGCCGCAGTTGCTTCATTTATATCATTTCCTTGAAGTGTCGCGGTATCGGAAGCAAATTGTTGAGCTTCATTAAATACTATTTCTTGTGGAGCAATTCCTAATGCTCCACCACCTGCAGTTGCCGGTTGAACTTGATATCCCGACCAAGGTAATACTCCTGGTGCCGGTGTTCCCAATGGGGGATACAATGATATTGTATTAACTATCCCAGTAACAGTAGATAAATGGGCAGTTGCATAATTAATAAAATCATCAATTATTAAAGTTGTATTATTATTTGGTGGTATTACTGACATTTTATGCTACTTTACTTTTAACGGATTCTACGGCAGCTATACCATTATCATTTAATCTCCATAATGCTGCTGAAGATTTTAGACACCCACTGGTATGAATTCTATTCTGTGAAAAATCACTTACCCATTTAAATCCTGTCCAAACTTGTATATGACCGTAGTCTTTGGCTTCATACCCATTTACTAAAATATCTCCAATTTGCCATTTTGTTGAATCGGCTACAAATTCATCGAAATTAATACGCACTTTATCATTATAATAGGTCTTACCACCAATCGCTTTGGCAAAACTACTTCTACCACCACCCGTAGATGGGTCTTTAAATGAAAACCAATCGGCATTACCCGATATTGTACCCAAACCACTTATACCTGTTAATGCAACTACAACTGCTTGAGTTCCTTGTGGACACAGACCATGAACACCTTTAATATAATTACTTCTTAAATTTTCATAATTAACTCTACTATTTTTACCCAACTTAGGAGCCCATGCACCAGCAATTTTTAATAATTCATCAAGTGTTTTATATCCACTGTTTATTAATTTTTTTTGTTCTTCTTTTTGTTCTTCTTTTTCTGGTTCAGTTTTTAATATTTGTTGTTCGTATAATGCATTATCAAGTGTTTCGGCTATTACGTTATCCATTTCCAGTACAATAGGATACGTGTCAGGATTACCATATTCAACTAATGGCTCGGTTTGAAGTTGTATTTCAATTTGTTCAAGATTAGGTGCAATAATTTCTTGCACCAAAGGGTCATTCTTATCCAATGGAACTTGGCTCCAATCTAATTGTTCATATGGGTTTGGTGGTGAAGGAACGGATACAGCCGGTGCCCATACACCTGCATTTGTAACTAAATTCGAAGTAACTCCAATGTTACTCGTTGAACCGGGCGCTGGTATTAGTGGTATTGGAAATGCATTTAATTGAGCACCTTGCCAATATGCTATAACTCCCTTTCCCATTTCCCCAACTAAATCGTATGGGGTATTTGATGTTTGCCCTTTTAATAAAGCAGCTTTAAATAACTGCTGCATAATTTCAGTATTACCTTTAGTAATTGCAACTTTATTTATAACGTCTCCACCTCGCTTCATACACATATCATATTCGTCCGCATACAATTTTGCAACGGTATCAATATCTTGCAACGAATCCGGTGCGTTTGCTCTCCTTAAAATATTTTCTTTAAAAATTTGCCAAGACATATTAAGAAGTTTGATTTAATCTACTCAATATATTATTTAATTTTGATTTTATAGAACCAAATTGAGAAATGTTAGTAGGTCCTACTGCCGATGGACCAGATGGTGTTAGATAAGTTTGTTGAGTAATAGCATCAATCAATTCCGCTAATATATCAACTAGTTGCTGCCCTTTTACCATAGGCTCTAATGCCTCACTTCCTAAAAATATAGAACCTTTACCAGTAACCATATTAACATCTTTATCATTTGTAACAATATGAATATCATCTCCTACACTTATATCAATACCCAACTTATTATCAATTGACATTGCACCATCGGAAATAAATCCATAATTCTTTTTTGAATAGAATAACATTTCCGCGTTTTTTGCTGAAAGTATTATTCTTCCCGAATTTATTAATATTTGGTCTCCTATTAATTTAGATGGGTATTCACCAAATGAATCAGGCTTAGTTCCAAAGTTTGTTTTACCCTTATCATCAATTACTCCTGGAACAAATGGTAATTGATATTGTCCAGATGTTAATGCTATTATACTACCATCTCTATTAATATCTTCCTCAGTACTTAATTCTGCTGCCTTTTTTCCACTTTCTGCATTTTCTCCGTTTCTTAAAATTATCGTTGGTGAGAATGCGTTTCCAACATTATTAAATCCCGAAAATCTTATCGATTGTCCAAATCTAGTTTCAATTAAAGAATCACCTTCATACAATTTTAATCTATGAATATTTTCTTGAGTATCATAGTATTTTCCATAACTACCTTCTGCATTTGAACCCTCTGCATTTGTTTTAGTTATTCCAGTTTCCGATACTT